GATCAACTCATGTTAGATCTGACTGTGCTCAATGAATTGGACTTCGTTGAGTGGTTTACTGGCACACTTCTTGTGTAAACCGGTATGGCTCACATGCCGAAGGAGGTAACAGTATGGAGAAATCCATAAAGAACCACTTGTGCAAGTACATTCGTGGGACAGGTCTGACCAAAACCGAGAGTCACAATCTATTAAACCAAGTTGAGATCTGGTATAATAGTTGTGGTCTGGAATGGACAGTTGATCGACTCAAGGCGTACCATCACTGGTACATCACCTTGCAGGCCGGTCAGCCGGAAATACCAGCTTGGACGGCACATACGAAATCAGGGTACCCAAAAGGTCCTATGAAAGTAGTATTCCAACAGAAGAATCCACAGCGTGCACTGGCTCTTTTGAGCATGCACACTGCGTTCATCCATCTGGCCATCTCAAAGGCCCAAGCTGAAAAGCTTGAGAAGATGGTGAATGCTCCTCCTGTTGGGACCCAATGGAAGGAGATCCCGTACCGAAAGGTACAGGACTTTGCGGGGATTTGTCTCCGCCTCCGTCCATCTAAAGTACCTGGGTTCGATTGTCTTACGGGTACTACTATTCCCGTAGGTCGATCAAAGCCTAGACGGCTTCTACCCGGAATTACCACCCGGAACGAAGTCGTGCAAACTTACGCAGCATCCTGGATATCTGTTCCTGAGGAAACGTTACGCTTCCTTGGGTTCTTGGATAATGAGGATCTGTATCCTACTGGATTGCGAGGACAGGTCGATATGGCCTGGTCTGACATAATTCAGTATGATAGGCGCCTGGGAAGGGGTGCTAACCCATATTCCCAAAAGCCCGTAGGGAGGATAGCATGTATCCAGGAGCCTAGTTTGAAGGCCCGCTGGATTGCAAATCCAAACCGGATTGCTCAGCACTTCATGCGACCTTTACAGGAAGCATGGGCTGACATGTTACATCGAATCCCTTCTGACTGCACCTTTAATCAAGGTGAAGGAGTCAGTTGGACTAAGAGAAAACTCTCTCAAGGAGTCGAACTTAGCTCGACCGATTTGTCATCGGCCACAGATCTTATCGATATGTGGGGAGCCCTAGATTGTGTTCACGCCACCTTTCAAGGCTTACGCTTTGATTGGCAAACGGAATGCAACTACAGGCTCCTCAGTCAGCGCAAAACCGCTGCACTCCGAAAGGGTGACCGGTCCATGGCAGTCCTCGCGGACTACATGG